AAGATAAATCCATACCCTTATTATTAACTCTTTCATTCTTATTAGGTCTAATAGCAGTCCATCTAAATAATTCATCAATACCAACAGTACGGAGACCTTGGATTCTTCCTTCCATAGTTTCAACGGTAATACTGGATGTTGCACTATTTCTACGGACATATTCATCATGAGTTATCATAGGGACTTTACCTTCGGCTTGTTGAGTAGTGTGGAAAAGTAAAGCACTGTTAGATCTATCAACATTAAACTCAAATCTATCATTGTATAAAAGATTAGTACTTAATGCTATATCACCGTAAGCAGTTGTTCCATTCAATAAAGATAATGGAGTAAAATTAGCATTCGATGAAATAGCAAACATAACTTTTGATACAAGGCGACCATTACCACCAATAGGGAATGTAAGGTCAGCAAATGCTGCTTGGTCGCCCGTTCTTTTAGCAAGGCGATAATCGACATATTGGAAAGTTAATTTGGGATTTTGTTCTGCGTATTTTTCCATAATTTCTCCATCATAAGTAATACTATCATAAATAAGCTTACATTCCTCTTTATTAATTTGGTAAGCAACGGCATTATTACCATTATCACTAGAAGCAACACACATACGACGAGATAAAGGAGCGCCCGAAAGAGATGAAAGTTCATCAGTAAAAGTTAAATCAATATGTACCTCTTGATCGAGAAGAAAGCAAGGTAACTGATTTTGACGAAGAAAGGGGAACAAATCACTAAGATAAACTGAATAAACGGGAGCATCAGCTATACCTTGAGCAGAAGTACCATCGTGTTTCATCCAAGGTAATAGTTCAAAAGCACCAGCACCACCAGCATCGGGAACAACTGGATTACGCCCAACATCAAGACCAATTTGTTTAGCAGAGTTAGGAGGTTTATCAGTTACATCTGCAGTGCGGTCATCATATACCGGTTTGTGAGCTATACATCTCTGAGATAAATATTGTTCTCTTTCTTTATTATCTTCATTCGAAATAAAAAGAGATTGATAACTATGAAATTCAGAATAATCATCAATAGAGCAAACGACTTGATTACCAATTGTTAATTGGGCGTTTTGTATCAAATTTGATATACCAATATTTAATGGGTAGAAAGCAGTAGCACTCGTAAGTGGAGTAATACCAAGGGTTATCTTAGAATTTGAATGTAAGAACCCAGCGACTCTAGACAAAGTAAAACGAACTCTACGCTGACTGAATGTCGTACTGTCTATGACGTCTGTGTGGAGCATTTGTCCATAAGATGATGGAATTGCTCCAATTTTAATAAGGTCGGGAATACGATCACTTGAAATATCAGAATTATCGGGTTTATCGTCCATTTTTATATAATAATTAAATATATAAAAATTAAAAAAATAAAAATAATTAAATTAAGTTACATAGAAAATATTTAAGATACTACTTGAACTCCCATATTAGCATCCCAAGCAACAACAACCTTAGATTTAATAAATAAGTATGCGGAGATTGGGTTACCATCATCAAGACCATTCTTCATTTGAATACTGAATTGTGCGTTTGAAAAATCAACACCCTCACTATCTAACATATCATATAATACACCAACACCATAAACAGCTCCAGTATCCGGAATAAAACGGTATCCAGTAAGAGCATTTTGGTTACCACTAAAACCACGATTGGTATTGAGTGGAGAAGCAGTAGTGCGAGTGTGCTGATGTTCGGGAATAATAGAACCAAGAAAACCTTTAATAACTTGAGGATCAACAACCGTAGTAGCATTGGTTGTAGTATCATAAACACTCTCAACTTCAAAAGCAGAAGGAAAACGCTCACCATTACGAAGAAAAGAAATAGTTTCTAAATTAGCAACTTCTCCATCACCAGTTCCAGCACCATTAGGTTTTTTAGTAGGCATATAAGTAAGGAAGCCATCTTGAGATAAATTATTAATAAAATTAGCTGGAACAAAATTAACAAAAGAAGCTAAGACCTTAGATAATCCAAGATTGAAATTAATAATGGAATTAGTGCTTTCAAGTGTCGAGAAATATGAAGTAATTGAATTAAAATCTAAGACACCTTTATCCGGAGATTCAACTCCAGTTTCAACTTCACAAGTAACCTCAACATTACTTAATTCATAGAAAGCATTAGAGATATTCGTAGTAGTCGCATCACTTGAATAGAAAAATTGACTATCGGGAGCAAGGTGTATTTCTATTTCCAAGGGGATTTTATCAAGAGGCAATTTAGATCCTCCAAGGGTAAGACCGCTGGGTAATGGAATACAAAAAACCGAGTTAGTAGTATTACGGATAACATTATCACGATATGCTTGATAATTAGGCATAATTAAAGCAGTCTTAGAAAGATGTCCAGCTACATCTTGCATACCAGCCATAACCGGAAGGTATGAAGCCATGAAACGTCCATAGTGTCTTATATGTTCTATAACTTGTTTTGTCTCCGCGTGGCGAAAAACAAGTTGGTCGATTACAGAATAAATTCCGAGTTTATGTGATCCACGAAGTTCAGCAGCATTACCAGCGTCCGGGTGTAATGTTCCAGCAGCATCACGCCATATATTTATATCGCCGGAAAGACGAACAGAAGATAAGTCTAATACTGCGTCTTGTCTTCCGAGTGTAACAGTTATAATTGGGTTACCACGTGCGTGGCTGATTTTACCCGAACTGGGAACATTATTTGGTTGTATGTTTAGGTATTTTTGTGAGCTCATTTTATATTAATACATATATAAAAATTTAAATAAAAAATTAAAAAAAAATACATAGAAAATATTATTATTTCTTTACAAAGAAACTGTAACACTATCTCCTCTAATATTGATTCTTCTAATGTGGAACAAGAAACAAAAGAGCAATTTGTCGTGTTCGGGAGCAAGGTCAGCTCCAGCAGCATTAGTTTCATTGTATAATAGTTGAAGTTGATTAGATTTGTTATTAAGATTAGCAACACCATCATTCAAAGCATAAGCACGACCAATTAAGAAATTACGGTTGTAATCAGTAAAAGACCTTGGAACTATACCCGCTTGATTAAGTGCTTTTTCTAACTCAATAAGAGGCTGTGCTGCTATAGATTTGCCCTTATTAATCTTAGATACAACTATTGGACGACTTGGGACTAATTTATCATCAACTAACATTTGGTAAGATGTAAGGCGGTCTATAATACCAACTTGACCGCTACGAATAGAATGGAGGCGACCATCCATAGCAGTAGTTTCTTCTTCATATACAGATGATGTTCCAGCAATTAAATCACCAACATTTAAAGTTTTAGCATCAGTAGGCATAATAATCATCGATTTAGCACGAGTATTAGATACAGCAAGATTGATTGTGGCATTACGATTACTTTTCAATAATGAGTGTTTGTAATTAGTAACACTTGGAATATCAATCTCAATAGTTCCACCATCTCTCATCTTTTTCATCATACCAGCTTCATATCTTGGATCTACTCCGACTTGCTGAACAACAATCTCAGCATTAGATATTTCAGTTGTAATAGGGTAAGATGTAGTCGGGGCTATAATTTGTGTGGTTAAATCGCCTACTTGAACTCTCTTGGTATCGACTGCAGCACTAAATAAAATAAAATTGTTCGATGTTGCTTCAACACCAGTACCAGTATTGCTATTTTGGAACTCTTCACAAGTAATTCTTACATAACCATCAGCCACTTCAATATTCTCAATCTTGGGAAAGCCTTGCGCTCCAGTAGAAGTTAAGGTTAAGGCACATTCAGTTTTAGGACTGTCATTTTTACATATACCGACCCTCTCCCCTTTTACAAAAGGACATTGAGCAACAGTTTTCATATTATTTTGTAATCCCAAATATATTTCACTTCTATTAGTTGCGTTATTAATACTGAGAGCAAGTCCATCTTTATCTACACCATGAAATATAGGATTTTGTTTCATACGGCGATGCCTATTAACACTATCTAACTGCTTAACAAACCTTGCGGGATCTTCTATATCGATTTCAACGAATAAACCATTGCACATAGCTACTGGAAAAATTTTAGAATTTCCCGAAAATAGTCCGGAGTGTATTGGTAGTGATAATTTAGCAGTAAGGAAGTCATCACTAGTTCCCCAATCACGACCAGCTGGAACAGTTCCAACGGGTTTGTAATAAGGGTTAGAATCTAAATCAATATTGTTAGAGACTGATGTTCCAAGAGTTCCACGATTATCAATTGTAGTAACTAATGAACCTTCTTTTAATGCTCTCATTGATCTTAAACTATCATCTTGATTGTATGAATATTCTAATTGAACTTTAGCGTTGTAGTCAGATATCTCCTCAAGTAACACTGACCTATTTCCACTGTAGATCCTCAGATTTTTTACTACTGAGGATCCCCCGATGAAAGGATCAAGATGTAGGCGAGTTGGAACTTCAGCTGCTGGAATACCAATTTTAATATCGAATTGTAAATATGAATTTTTTCCATCCATAAATTTTACACTAGGGGGTATTTCAAAATCTATTCTACGACCACTCTGTCCAGCAGTCCCAGTATAAGATCTACCATTTGTAGATGGAACGGAAACTTGTGTTTGTGAAATTTTGATCTTATCATCATTTTTCCAGTAAGAGCTCATTTTATAATATACTAATATAAAATAATTATTTATAAATTAATTAAAAAAAAAATAAAAAAAAAAAAATTAATTACTTCTTCCAACAGCCGTTTCAACATTAGAACTTAATACTGCTCCTCTTTGTTGAGAAGTAATATCTTCGTCTGCTTGTTTTTTAGCTTCATCACTAGCTTCCATTTCTCCACCCGCTTCAGCTAAACTTCCAATTAAACCAATACCAGCACCCGCAGTTTCTAATGCTAAACTAAATGGATTAAAAGCACCAGTAGCAACACCAGCAACTTCTAAACCACTACCAACAATATTAGCAATATTACCAAATCTACTTGCTGAATTAGAACCAAATACATCCATACCTTTTTTACCAGTAGCAATGTTACCTATATCTTGAGCGATATCTAAACCTCCACCAAGACCAGCAACACCAACTTTACCAACTTTTAATAGTGTTTTTCCAGCACCTTCTTCAGCAACTTTTAACATACCTTTTGCTGCTGCTGATGATCCAATAGTATCTTCAGCTACAGCAGCACCGATTCTTGTTCCAGCTCTTTCTCCTTCAAATACTTCTCCAGCACGACTTGAACCAATACCAGCTTCATCTAATAAATTATCTCCAGCAACTAATAAACCACTACCACCACTCTCACCAACTTCTGCTGCTCTTGCTGCTTCTAATGCTGAACCTTCTCTAGCAATTCTATTGGGGTCTTTAGCCATTCTTTCTTCTAATGTTGTTTTAATTTCTTTACCACCTAATAATTTATTCTTACTTATAATACCAATTTTTCCAGCATTAGTAACACCACTTAAAATATTCTTATTTAATTTACTTTGTTTATCTTGATCTAATTCTAAATTTGTTGTATCTAATTGTTCTGCTAGAGTATTATTAAAATCTTGATTAGCTCTTGATAATTGTCTCGCTGTTTCAGTTTGTGAGTTAGCTTGAGATATAGCTGCTCCACTTCCATACAAATCCATTTTTATATTATATAATATATAATTAATTTTTTTTATAATTTAAATAATTTTATTTACCCACTTTTGATTGTGCTTTTTCGTGTGCTGCTTTAAAACTCATCCCCATCATCATATCTTTTTTCATCATATTAATATGTTTCTTACTGTGATGAACTGAATGTTTTTCTAATCTTTTTAATTGTGCTGGTGTTAATTCTTTTGGTTTTTTCATGGGTGCTTTCCTTGCTGGTGGTTTTTTCATAGGTTTAGTTGAGCCATACATTTATATAATTTAATATAATTTTATTTTATAATTAAAATAATTTTTTATCACCTTCAGCGATTTTAGTTTCAAATCTTATATAAGCTGTTGCTGGATTAGTTTGGAGATCTAAATATAAAAATGAAAATGGTTGATCTTCAATTGCTCTTTTATATAAATCCATAAATATATTAGGGAACATATCTCCATATTCTTCAGCAATCTTTTCTAATTCTTTTGTATTTTGTTGTTTCATGATAATTACATCAGTAGCATTATTACGGATAAGACCACTAACAGCTCGAAATGATTGTGTTGTAAATCCTAATAGACCAATACCATAATGCCGAAAACGAGTTGCTAGAAAACTAACAGCATTTGACTTCTTAAAGTCCTTTGTTAAAATATCATCTAGAAAAATTGCTACGGAACTTCTCTCAAAATCGTCCATTTTCTTTTGACTTTCTATAATGTCGGTAATCATCTCATCGGTATAATGGTCTTCACAATCAAAATATTTATTTAATAATTTACCTTTTGGGTCAGCATTTAATGTATTACTTATAATTTTAACAATATCAAACTTATCCTTATACATATCGGGGTTACATAATAAATTTACTAGTAGATTACTTTTACCTTGTTTTACGCTTCCTACAATTAATAATAAACTTGGTGGTTGGGGTAGATGTGGGTGTATATCACCAAATCTATCATCGGGGTCGGGATCTTTTACTTTAAATACCTTCGGTGGTGGTTTTTCCATTTATATATTATATATATATATATAAATCTAAAAAAAATAATATTAATTTACCACATACTCCATCCTTTAGAAATTGGTGTTATTTCTTCTTGTTTTTGTTCTTTTAATAACCCTTTTATTATTGATATATCAGCTTTAATACTTATTACCTCCATTTTGATTTTATTTAGGGTTGTGTTTATAGTATGAATGTCATTTTTGACCTTCTCTATAGGTTTTGGTTCAAAAGGATTAGTATAATCACTCATATATAATTTAATCAACATTTAAATATAAAAATTAAAATAAAAAATAATAATAAATGGAGAGATTACAAACACCAAGACCGTTACCGGATAATATAGATGATTGGAGTGATGAGATTGAAGAGTTGTTAAGTGAATGGGGAGAAATATCTATGTGTTATGCTTGGATACATAATTATAGTACGCGGAAATATAAAAGAAAATATCAACATCTTCAAATACCAATTATAGTATTATCAACATTAACTGGTGTTGGTAATTTTGCCGTAGATTCATATATACCAAAAGATTATCAACACGGTTTTACAGCTTGTGTTGGTGGTTTAAATATCTTTTGTGGAATACTTGGGACACTTGGATCATTCTTAAAATATGCTGAGACTTTTGAAGGACATAGAATTAGTGCGTTAGCTTGGTCTAAACTTGGTAGAGCAATTGAAATAGAATTATCTTTACATGATAAGAAAAGAAAACCTTGTAGAGATTTTTTAAAAGTATGTAGAGCTGAATATGATAATTTATTAGAAAGCTCACCTAATATTGATTTAGATATTATTAATATGTTTAATAAGAAGTTTGAGGATAAATATCCAAATGTTAGAAAACCCATTATATGTAATGGTCTTAAAGCTATTATACCATATAAAGATGAAATTAATACAAAAAAAAAAGAGGAAAAAGAAGAAAAAGAAAAAGAAATAAAACAAGAAGAAGAAGAAGAACCCGAGCCACACCCCGTATTTGATGAAAATGTTAGTATTGTTATACAAGATGATAATTTATAAATTCAAAGTGGTTGGGGTAAATTGTTTAATTT